CAACCTCCCGTTCATACCCGTTATCGACGGCCCACTCTGCCGCCTGTTTCACTTCTTTACCGCTCCATCCGTCCAGCCGTTGAGACAGGCGCACCTGTACGCGCTTGTACCGTTGTTTGTCGAGGGCAGGCTTGCGGCCCGCACCTTTGCGTGCTCCTCCGCTAGGCATTCTGACACACGCCAAGACGTTTAGCTATTTCACGACAATCCCAACAAACTTCCATCTGGTTGTTGGTCTTCATCATTGCCAGCTGCACCTCGCGTGTTCTTACAAAAGCAGCCTTGGTGTTGCAGTTGTGTTCGCGGAGGTGGGCCTTCTGTGCCTTGGTAAGATTCTTGCGCCAGCTCATGATCGTTCTCCTTTGGTTTGTGTTTCTCTCCGTCCGTGAAAACACCATGCGCCAATTTTGATTTCGTGTCAACAGATTTCAAAATAAATATGTTCACCCACAAAATACGAGTTGACAAAATATTGACACATCTGCAACGGTGAGCCGTGGGCGGTCCACATCCAAATTTTTGAAGTTTCCCTTGCACTCTCCAAGTGCCTTCTGCCGGTGGGCCGCCCATAGTAACCAACGAGGTGTATCCGATGCCATTGAAGCAAGGCAGTAGTCAGGAAACTGTCAGTGCCAATATCTCAAAGCTCAGGAAAGAAGGCTATCCCGAAGAGCAGGCTGTTGCTATTGCTATGAGCGAGGCGGGGCTTTCCAAGGATGTTGGCACCACCTCAGCCCGCATGACCGACATCAACGGATTTATCGAGATCAAAGACAATCCCATTAGCAAAGAGGGAATCTTTGAATATTCTGGCGCACAGATACAGCACCCCGACCCGTCGCGGCACGGCGAAGTGTTCAAGGTATATCGCCCCGCCGAAGAGTTGGCAGACCCTGAATGCATAGCTTCGTTCCGCCTGCTGCCGTTTGTGGATGAACACGCCATGTTGGGTAGCGAAGACATTGGGGCTACGCCCGCTGAACGCAAGGGCGTGCAGGGAATGATAGGCGAACAGGTGCGCTTCGACCCTCCATACCTTCGAGCCAATCTCAAGATCGTATCCGAATCCCTCAAAGGGCTTATCGGTTCTGGAAAGGTTGAACTTTCCCCCGGGTACCGCTGCCTATATGAGCATGTTCCTGGAATGTGGAATGGCCAAAGATATGACGCTATCCAGCGAAAAATTCGTGGAAATCATCTGGCACTGGTCACCGAAGGGCGCACGGGGCCGGATGTTGCGGTATTGGACCGTATGACGTTTACACTTGATACCAAGGAGATCGTCGCTATGGCAGACGAATTGAAACCCGACGGTGGCGGCGACTCTACTAGCCGCATCAAGGCCCTCATTGATGAGCTGAAGCCCCTGATCGCGGAACATGCGGAGCAGGAGAAGATGCTTACCGAGATGGGCATTGCCATCGTTAAGCCGGAAATGGAGCAGCACGAGGAAGTCGAAAAGGCGGAGGAAGAAGTGGAAGGCGAAGAAGCCCCCCCGCAGATGGACGAAGAAGTGCCGCCCACCGAAGAGAAAAAGGAAGGGATGGACATGGAAGAACCCATGAAGGCTATGGACGCCCGCTTGAAGAAGCTGGAAAAGGAACTGGCCGCAGCCAAGGCGCACACCGCCACTATGGACGCCGCTATGGTATCCAGTATTGCAGACCGTGACGAACTGGCAAGTCGTCTTTCAGGCTTCGTAGGAACCTTTGACCACATGCGTATGACCGTTCAGCAGGTTGCAGAATACGGCGTACAGAAGCTTGGCGTACCGTGTGCAAAGGGTTCCGAGCGTGTGGCCCTGAATGCGTATCTGCATGGACGCACCCCCGAACACAAGAAACCCGGCATCGCACTTGACGGCAAGCCCGTTGACATCTTTGCCAACTCCAATTGGAAGGAGGTAGAGTAATGGCTGTTCAGACCTCTGTAGCCCTTGACCTGACTTCCGGTATCGTTGGCGAACTCGCCTTTGACACCCCGAAGTACGTCATTACCGCAACGCTGAACTCTGGCGCGGGCGCTGCCAACAACATCGTTGGCCGAGCCTTCTGCTACGATTCCACCGCAAACGAACTGGTTTCTGCTGGTGGCGACGCTGGCAACTTTGCCGGTATTCTCATCAAGCCCAAACAGTACCCCTTGCGCGGTACCGCTGCCGACACCCTCGCAACGTCACTTCTTCTGCCCGACGGACAGGTTGTGGAACTGTTGCAGGAAGGCGAAATCTACGTATCCCTTGCATCCGACGGCGGCGATATCGGTGATCCCATTTTCTACACCGATGCGACCGGCGCTCTTGACCACGGGACCGCAGACGTTGGCGAAACGCAGATACCCAACTGCCACATTGTGCGCCACGTACCTTCCCCCACCGCAGCCGGTGTTTACCTCGCCGTTATTCGCCTTACGGCCTAAAAGGAGTAGATGATGGACAGCATTATCCATAGCTCCAAGACTGGCCGTCAGGTGGTTGCTCTTGGTGCTCTCAAGCTCGACCCCAAGAGCCTCGGCGCTCATAACCTGTACGACCAGCTTGCTACCATCGGCATTCATGGTATGGACAAGATCGAATCCGCCGGATTCGGAATGGACTCCGCGCTCGTGGGCCCCGCAGGTGGAAACCTTGGTGCCCCCGCTCAGTTCCTTCAGTTTTGGCTGCCCGGTAGCGTAACGCAGGTTACCACGGTCCGAAACATCGACAAGCTCGTTGGCATGTCCACCGTCGGCGCGTGGGAAGATGAAGAAGTTGTGCAGACCCTTAGCCAGCTCGTAGGCAAGGCAGAACTGTACGGCGATTCGCAGAACGTGCCGCTGGCAAACTACGACACGACCTACGAACGCCGCACTATCATCCGTTTTGAAAACGGCATGATGGTTGACAAGCTGGAAGAAGCACGCGCCAGCAAGCAGCAGGTCAACATGGCCGCTCAGAAGCGTAACGCAGCCGCTCGCGCTCTGGACATTCAGCGTAACCGCGTCGGGTTCTATGGTTTCAACACCACCGATACCCGCTGTTACGGATTCCTGAATGACCCCAACCTGCCCGCATACGTGAACGTCGCAGCCGGTGCCGGTGGACTTCCGTGGTCCGTCAAGACTTTCCTCGAAATCACCAAGGACATCCGTACCGCAGTTACCGCCCTTGTGACCCGCTCCGGTGGAAACGTCGACCCCATGACCGACGAAATGACCCTTGCTATTCCGCTCGGTCACGAACAGTACATGAGCGTTACCAGCGATTTCGGCATTTCCGTTCAGGAGTGGATCAGCAAGTCTTATCCCAAGATGCGCGTTGCCTCTGCTCCCGAACTGCAGCTTGCCAATGGTGGCGCAAACGTGTTCTATCTGTACGCAGACAAGCCCGGTCTGGACGACGACAGCACCGACGACGGCATGACCTTCATGCAGGCTGTCCCGACTCGCTTCATGGCTCTCGGCACCGAAGTCCGCGCCAAGGGCTATCTTGAGGATTACACCAACGCTAGCGCGGGCGTACTGTGTAAGCGTCCTTGGGCAGTCGTTCGCTACAGCGGTATCTAGTCCGCACATGGTATTAATAGGGGCGGGCACCCGCCTGCCCCTTTTTCAAACAGGAGAGTGTCAAATGGCTGACCATGTTTATGTTTACTCCACCCTTTCCAACGACCAATTGTACACCAGCTACACGCACGGGCCCAACGGGCTTGCTATACCCAACGGTGAAATCTTCATCGCCGGTAAAGCCAATGTCGCGGACAAGCACTTTGTCACCAAGCGTGGTATGGCTACCAAGGTTACAGCAGAACAGCTTGTGGAGCTAAAGAAAAACCCCTTGTTCTTGCTGCACGAAAAGAACGGCTTCATCATGGTTGACGAAGCGCACGAAGACGCGGAAAACGTCGCCGCAACTATGGAAGGCCGCGACCAGTCCGCACCGCTTGTTGAGCAGGACTTTGCACCCGAAGAAACCCCGGTAGTGAACCGCAAGGGCGGCAGAAAGGGCAAGAGGTAGTCTTTATGGCAACATTCGACATTGCAGCTTTCAGGGTATCGTTCCCGGCGTTTGCGTCGGATGTTGCCTATCCTGACGCACTCATTACCGCCCAGTCTACAATCGGTCTGGCGTACATCGACGAGAACAGCGACTATTGCGGAAACTTCACAGTGGTATGGCAGCTCGTTACGTCGCACCTGTTGCAACTCAATGCACAGATTGCAGCCGGTGGCGCTACGACCGGTCAGGTAGCAAGCGCAACTGTTGGCTCTGTCAGCGTTTCCGTGACGGCACCCAAGAACGCAGACGAATTTGCATACTGGTTGGGCACCACACCTTACGGATTGCAACTGCTGGCCTTACTCCGCCGGTGTTCTGCTGGTGGATTCTACATTGGCGGACGGCCTGAGCGTGCGGCATTCCGTTCTGTGGGCGGAACATTCCCCAACGGCGGGCGGTTGTACTAATGAAGGTTACGAGGAAAGAGGTTATATCAAAGTCGCATTTGCAGCATGTCATACACGACCTTGCGCACAAGCGGCTTGCTGTGGGCTTCTTCCCAGAGGCGCAATACGAAGACGGCACGCCCGTTGCCTATGTTGCAGCTATACAGGAGTTTGGTACGGGTAGCATCCCTGCTCGTCCTTTCATGCGTCCTACCATCGCAGCAAAACGCACAGAGTGGGCAAGCCTTATCCGCAAGGGGTTTAAGGCCGCGCTTGCAGGTAAGGCAGCCATCACACAGGTATATGGTCAGGTTGGAATGAGCGCAGCAGGAGACGTAAGCAAGACAATTGCAGCAGTAGACAGCCCTCCGCTATCACCTGCAACCATAGTGGCTCGTCAGTCCAAGAGAAAAACCCCCGGCGTATCTACCAAGCCCCTTGTTGACACAGGATTGCTTATTCAGTCCGTAACCAGTCAGGTGCAGGATAAATAAAATGCCTGAGTTTATTTCATACAAATTAAATGGATTTCAAGCATTTCTTCTTGTTGATAAAGAAGAAGCTGTGTCTTGGGCATATCTGAATCTTGATTCATATGTCCTGCAAGATGCTGAGACGATCGAAAGCCGTAGGAAAGAAGGACTTTTTTCGACGTTGTGTAAAAATATTTTAGCATGGATCAATACGCACGATTTCGGCAGCGAGTGCGTTCGTCTTTTGTCGACAGATGAAGCTTTGTCGATATACAAAAAAGTTGGTTTTGAACTTGTGTCGTCATTAAGTGAAGAGATGTATTCTGGCGGTGGGCGTCACGAAATGATTTATAAAAAACAGGTTCAAGAAAAATGATCGTACCCGGTAGCGACCTCCTCGGCGCAGCGTTCAATCTCATCGGACGACAGACTCTGACGCTCAAGACTGTCACAGGGCGCACGGAAAATTCGTTAGGTCTGTTTGTAAACACCTACGCCACATCGACGATCCAAGGATCATGGCAGCCCGTGCAAAAGACGTTGTACCAGCAGTTAGGGCTTGATCTCTCAAAGTCATATTTTACGCTCCATGTTCCAACTGCCGTCGTTCCCACTGGACGCGGAACGGCGGGTGATGTTGTTGAATACGCTGGACGGCAATATCAGGTTGAGAGTGACACCGATTGGTATGGGCTGGACGGATGGCGAGCAATACTGTGTGTTGACATAGGGCCGGTGACAGCATGACGGACAACGAAGTTTCCATTCTCATCCGCACACAGCTTCTAGCCGGTCTCGTCCGCAGGGGACACGCGACTGTGCGCGTTATTGCCAGCAACCAGCCGCGGCACCAAGGGCGCGTTGACGGGCCCGCGGTTTACTTCTTCCCCGTGTCCGATCACCGGTATGGTTGGCAACACCGCAAGCAGGTGTATGATGCTCTTGCCGGAGACATAACAGTTACCGAAACGCAGTACATGGAAAGCATGTATCAGGTCATGGCTTTATACCCGCAAGACCCTAGCAACATTAGCCTGCCTACTGCAAAAGACCTCGTGAATGACGCAGCAATGACCGTCAATTCTCTGACGTTTTTAGAGGCTATGCGTTCTGGCGGCGTAGGTGTTCAGCGTGTGTCTGACATACGGAATCCATATTTCACAAACGACCGTGGTCAGTTTGAAGCGTCCCCATCGTTTGACTTTACTGTCAGTTACAAGCGCGTTATTGTCGACGCAGCAAACGCCGTTGACGCGGCAGAACTTAACCAAACTCGTGTATAGGAGCGGCAGCAATGTCTATTTCAATCGACAGATACGTCAACATCGTATCGGGCGTAATCGGGGCGCAGGCTGTCGCACAGCGCGAGCTTGTAGGTCTGCGTTTTACGTCCGATGCGCGCGTACCCGTTGACGCGATTGTTACCGTCAATAATTCGACGGATGCAATCGAGTATTTCGGCGCTGGCAGCGATGAGGCAATCTTTGCCACACAGTATTTCAGCTACATCAGCCCTGCCCCGGCATCGCAGGCGCAGAAGCTGCGCTTTGCTCAGTGGCCGAGCACTGCAATTCCTCCCCGCGTATATGGCGTCGAGGCGGGAACTCTGATAGGCGCATTCACTGCCATATCCGACGGATCTCTCAATCTGACCATAGGTGACTACCAGACGACCATAACTGGAATTGACCTTACTCTGGCAGCAACCCTCGCGGGCGTGGCGGCAGCAGTAGAAGATGCAATCCAGGCAGTTGTTGCCGGTGGCGTAGATTGGACCGCAGCAACCGTGACCTATGACGCTCTTGCCGGTACGTTCAACCTTGTCGGCGGCCAGACTGGAGACGCAGCAATTAACGTGCAGGTCGCAGCATCCGGCACAGACCTTTCTCAGCTTCTCGGCTGGCGTAATGTCGGAACTGTACTCAGCCCCGGTAGCGATGCAGAAACTCCGCTCGAAGCGTTTGTCCGCGCCGAGAACATTACCGATTCGTTCGGTTCCGTGTCCTTCGGTCCTGCCATTACCGAAACTCAGGCAGCAGACCTCGCGCAGTACATTGCAAGTCTGAACGTCAAGTATCAGTTCTACGTGATCGTGAACGCCAGCAACGAGGCTTCGTTCTACGCAGCCCTTGTCAACATTCCGTCCACAGGGCTGATTTTGAACCTTACCGCAGACGAATACAAAGAAGCCATTCCGATGGCTATCATGGCGGCTACCAATTACCAGCGCAGCAATGCTACGGTCAACTATATGTACCGGCAGGTAGGCGGATACACCGCAGACGTGACCACCAATTCCGTTGCAGACGCATACGATGCCAAGCGCATCAGCTACTACGGCGAGACGGCAAGCGCAGGCCAGAAGATTGCGTTCTTCCAGCGTGCGTTTTTGCAGGGAACGGCAACCAGCCCGCTCGACATGAACGTCCACGCAAATGAACAGTGGCTTAAAGCTTTCCTCGTTGCTCGCCTGCTTTCGCTGCAACTGAGCATCGGAAAGATCCCCGCAAACAACGAGGGGCGAGGATACGTACTGGCAATTGTCACCGAAGGTGTCAACCTTGCCAAGTTTAACGGCACCATTATTCTCGGCAAGACCCTGACCACGGCACAGCAGATTGCAGTCACTCAGCTTACCGGTGACCCTGACGCATGGCGAGATGTGCAGACCAATGGGTATTGGGCAGACGTTCAGATTGTCGAACGCACCGGCGAAAGCGGAGCCACCGAGTACGTCGCACAGTACACGCTTGCCTATAGCAAGAATGACGTTGTGCGCAAGATCGAAGGTTCTCACAACCTCGTATAAAAGGAATGAGCCATGAATGATATTAGCGCATCCGGCCTGAGCGTCAACATCTCGGCCGACAAGACCTTTCCCAACGGGTTTGTGTTCACTGAGTTTGCCGACGATGCAGACCCGTTTGACCTTCCTGTTCTGACCATTGCCGCCACCGCCATGAACCTCAACGGCGACTTGGTTACATGGACTGCACCGGCACCCATTATTCCCACTCTCAATGCGATACCTGGCAGCGACGGAGACAACAACCTTGCTATCCTGTTCGAGGCAAACCGAGCAGCAAAGGGGAAGACGGTGGCCCGTGACGTTATCACGATGGTTGCCACATATCCGGACGGAAGCACCCTAACGCTGTCTAACGGGAAAATGACAGATGGATTACCCGGGAAAAGCGTTGCCAGTGCTGGCAGGCTCAAGAGTAAGCCTTACACTTTCGCATTCGAAAACATCAGCGCAACCCGAGCCACCGTATAAATAGGGGGGCTTCGGCCCCCTTTCTTTCAATGGAGAGTGACAATGGCAGAACTCATCAAGACCAAAGAAATCATGGTCAAGGACTGTGATGGTAACGAAAAGCTCTTTATTATTTCCCGCCTGCCTGCCGTGGCAGCCCGTGAAGTGCTTGCAAAGTACCCCATCGCCAATATCCCCAAGCTCGGAGAATACAAGGCATCAGAAGAGGCAATGCGCCTGCTTATGTCGTGCGTTGCGGTGCCTATCGAGGGCAGAGAGCAGCCCTTGCGACTGACCACAAACGACCTTATCAACAACCATGTCGTAGACGGCGAACAGCTCTTGCGCCTTGAAATGGAAATGTTGAGGTACAACACAAGTTTTTTCGGGAACGCCGGGAACTCCGGCTTCGTGGAAACGCTCATCAAGAAGTACCTTCCGTTGATTATGTCAACGCTGATGGATTCTTTGCCTGCATCTGTTCGGCGGGACTTGCAAGCTGGTCTGAACTCAAAACAAGCATAGACCTTGAGGAAGCGTTCAACCTGTGGGAAATAGTGCAGGTTAACCGGCACAACGAATGGCTGGCGATTGAGTACAGCAAAAGGAAAAACAGATGAGCCTGCTTGAAGTCCTGACTATCCAGATGGAAGCTGATACTGGCGACCTGAACAAGAGCATTCAGAAGACAGAAAAAAGCACTGACGAACTTGTCGTGTCACTTAAGAAGGCTGATAAAGAGGCAGACAAGGCAGGATCATCTTTTGCTGGTTTTGCGGGCAAGGCTCTTGGTGCGCTCACCGCAGCCCTAAGCGTTGGAACCGCCATATCTGGAGTCATTGGTCAGGCAACGATGATTACGCAGCTCAAGCAGACTTCCGATGCGCTTGGTGTTGCCGTGGAAGAGGTTGACGCTTTTGGCAAGGCTGCAGTTGCTATGGGCGGTGACGCGCAGGGGGCGCGAGACTCTCTTACAGACATGGCTGAATCAATCGGTGAAGCTTTGCAGGATGTGGAATCGCAAAGAGCAAAAACGTTTGCGGGCCTGAAGGTATCTCTCAAGGATGTAAAAGGTCAATCCATCAATGCCGTTGAGGGGATTCTTAGGCTTTCTGACGCCGTGCAAGGAATGAGCAAGCAGGAAGCTATCTTCCGCATTAAAGAGCTTGGCATTACGGACAACAGAACTGTCGAAATGGTTCTCAAGGGACGTAAAGAGCTTGAACGCCTTCTCATGGTGCAGAAGCAAAGTGGTGTTGTAACCAAGCAGCAGGCAGAAGAGGCAAAGAAATTTACCGACACAATAAACATTCTGAAAGGGGCTACAAGTTCTGCCGCCACAGGTTTCATGTCGTCATTTATACCAGCATTGACTGCCGGTGTTGAATGGCTGACTAAAATTGTCGAGTGGGCAGGAGAGCACAAGGATTTCATTGTCGGGTTTTTCACCGCAGTTGCCGGTATTGTCACGGCAATATATCTACCTGCCATGATTTCAGCGGCAGCGGCAACCCTTGCAGCGACGTGGCCTCTTATCGCTATCGGTGCAGCTATTGCAGCAGTGGCCGCCGCGTTCGCCCTTGCTTATGACGACATCATGAATTTCATTGATGGCAACGACTCGTTCATTGGGCAAATTTTTGAAAAATACCCGATGATAAAACAGATTGTCTTTGCAATCATTAACGCCTTTCGCCTGATGGGCCAGACAATTCAAATCATATGGGACGGGATTGTTTCTAGCATTACCGGAGCTATTGATACGGTAAGCGGAGCAATCAACGCTGTGCGGGGATTTTTTGGACGCTCCGCCGAAGAGGGTCGGAACATTACCGAAACTGGAGAAATGGTATCAACAGGACGTCGGGCTATGGCGTCTGCGGGCGCGAGCCCATACAACGCAACGACAAGCGGAAGTATCAGCAACAGCGTTGCAACCAGCAGGCGCGAAACAAACGTGCAGGTTGGAGAAGTGATTGTGCAGACGCAAGCCACTGACGCTGATGGAATAAGTAGGGACATAGGTGGCTCTCTCAACAGCCAGCTTGAAAGCCTTGACGACGAATTTAGCACGGGGGTTGACAGATAATGGCAAGCACAAGCCCGGGCGTAAACAACAGCAATCAGGACGCCGTTGCCATACTTGACGCTGAGTCGTTCCAGCCTCTTTTCGCCGGAGCCCATCCCATGCGCGTAACCGTGCGTGAGACAAGCAAGCTCACGGCATGGCCGGTCGAGGACGGAACGGAGCGCATAGACCACCGTGTTGTTGATCCTGTTGATATTGATATTCCGTTCCTGCTCACGGACGATACGCGCAATCTGTATGAGCAGTTGCGCAAGGCGTATTTAGACACCAAGCTTCTGATAGTACAGACGAAGGTCACAAGCTATGGAAGCATGATGATTTACGAGTGTCCGCACGATGAAACTCCGGAACAGGGAGACAGTATCCCGATTGTCATTAAGCTGCGAGAGGTTAGGGTTATTACCCCAGAATTCGGAACGCTCCCCCCTCGAAAGGTCGCAGACAAAAAGCAATCTGATACTGTAGCCAAGGGGCAGCAGCAGACAACAGCGTCAACTGATAAACGGGCATCTATACTGTATGGGGTGGTTAACTGATGCTGAATATACCCATTGAACCCATTCCCAACCAGTCCTTAACCGTGAACATCGGTGAAGACCGTTGGAGCATTACATTAAAGGCCGCAAACACAGCGGTTGCCGCCACCATATCTTTAGACGACGTGGTGCTTGTCGAAGGACAGCGAATTGCTGTGGGTACGCCTATTTTGCCATATGAGTATTTACAGAGTAACGGGAATTTCCTTTTGCTTGTTGATGATGAGCAGTTGCCTGATTACACCTTGTTTGGCTCAAACCAGGAACTTGTATACGTTGCGCCGGGGGAAATATGACCCTTGACCTTCGACGCATTCGCATAGGCATAGAAGTTCTCGGCCAGATAAATTATTACGAGGGGCTGCGCGTCAAGGTGTCCGGCACCAAGTACGCCAGCCCCACACAGAACGATTGCACCGTGGTAATTACGGGACTGAGCCAAAAGACGCGAGATTACATACTCACCGAGACAAGTCCGTTCAACAAAAACCGCACACCAAAGAGACTCATCGTGGAAGTGGGACGCGTCTCTTATGGGCTGTTCCGGATGTTTGTTGGAGACATAGTAAGCGCAGAACCGTCATCGCCTCCCGACGTAGACCTTACCATCAAGGCCAAAACGCAAAACGCACATGCAGGAAACATCGTTTCCACGTCAGGTGGCTCAATTACACAGCTTTCCTCGCTTACACAGAAGGTTGCAACGGATCTTGGTTTGACTCCATTGTTTCAAGCTCAAGACAAGGGTATTGCAAACTACACCCACACCGGCAGTGCGCTTGCTCAGGTGCAACGCCTCGCAGCAGCGGGCAATGTAGACGCTTACATTGACGACACCACGCTGGTTGTAAAGGACAAGGCGCAGTCACTGCGCGGAAAGCTGCGTATTCTGAGCAAAGATACGGGGATGGTAGGAATACCCAAAGGGGATGAAAAGGGCGTAAAAGTCCAATTCCTCATTGATCCTGATGCAGCCCTTGGCGGAGCGCTTCGCATTGACAGCAAGCTAAACAAGTCGCTCAACGGTGATTACGTGATTAATCAGCTTGCGTTCGAAGCGGCAAGTCATGATACGCCATTTTTCTACACCGCAACCACTACACGGCTATGACAAAAATACAACAGCCAAACAGAAATGTTGCCAACACAGGCAGCCTCCCGGGGACATTGCGCGATGCCCTTGAAAAATGGTTGCGTGGTGAAGTCGACGACATGCTCCCCGCTCGCGTTGTGAGTTATAACCGAGCAACAAACAGGGCAGTCATTAAGCCTATTGTCATGGTTGGCACAACTGACGGATCAAAGATAAGCCGAGCATCAATATCAAACATCAAGGTTTTTCGGTTTGGCGGCGGCGGCTACTTTATGTCTTTCCCGTTGCAAGCCGGTGACTTTGGATGGCTCAAGGCGAACGACAGAGACATTAGTCTCATTATGCAGTCAAAGGGCGGAGAGGATTGGCCGAACACAAAGCGCATACACTCGTTTTCGGATGCCATGTTTTTTCCTGATACTATCAAGGATTGGGTAATTGGAGAGGGAAACATAGACGGTGCCGTTTTTCAGTCTTTGGATGGAACTCGGAGTATCGCACTAAATGACGACAGCATAGATATTGTTGCCCCATCGGTAAATATGACCGTCACAACTTTGACAGTTAGCGGCGATGTTGATATCGTCGGTTCATCTCTTACGCACAATGGAATAAACGTGGGCGATACACATGTTCATGCAGGTTCACCCACCGCGCCAGACGGGCCAGTTTCTGACACCGGAGTTCCGCAGCCATGAGAACCTTTCAGTCGAATGCTTTGAATGATTTGGTTATTGGTTCCAATGGGAATCTTAACACATTCGGTGATATAAATGCGATAGCGCAGACTGCTCGACAGTTTATGCAAGCTCGGCGCGGGGAGATGATTCACAAGGCAGACGAAGGCGTACCTTTTGATCCTGTTGTTTGGGGGGCGTCGCCAAATGTGGCACAGTTTGAAGCTGTTGGACGGGCTAGACTGTTGCAGGCTCCGGACGTGCTCGAAGTGCTAGAATTTTCTGCGACACAGACCGGCGACATTTTGACATACACCGCCACCATTCGCACGACAGCAGGGGAGGCTATTGTAAATGGCTGATTATAATTTTATCACATCCCTTGGAGTTGTGCAGCCTGATACCGCGACTTTACGCGATCAGGTTGTATCAGAATGGCGTGAGGCTTTCGGTGCAGACCTTGTTACTGACCCAGAAACCCCGCAGGGTGTCATGATTACGGCGGAAACGGAAGCTCGCGACGCCGTAGCGCGAAACAACGCCGAGCTTGCCAACCAGATAAACCCGGACATTGCTGAAGGGGTTTTCCTTGATGCAATATGGGCTCTTACCCGTGGCAGTCGAAGGGGGGCGACTCGCTCGCTTATTACCGGCGCTGTTCTTGGCGGTGCTTCTGGAACGATAGTCCCTGCTGGTTCACTTGCTTCCGTTGACGGAACAAACGACCTTTTTCAAACCACCGGTGACGTAACAATAGGTGTAGGCGGAACGGTTACGGCTAATCTCGAATCTGTTGAGACGGGCCCCATACCGTGCCCCATAGGACAGCTTGTTAACGTAGCAACTGCCGTGCTTGGATGGGAAACAATTACAAATCCATCAGCGGCGGTTCTTGGACGTAATGAAGAGTCGGATATATCCGCACGCAGGCGAAGACGCAACACGCTGGCTTTGCAAGGCGTTGCTCTTCCTGAAGCTATAATTTCCCGCGTCTATGATGTTGATGAGGTGCGCAGCGTTGTTTTTCGTGAAAACGTGACTAGCTCGCCCCAAATCATTGACGGCGTAAACATGATTCCTCATAGCATATTTGTCGGGGTTTCTGGCGGTGACGACGATGCAATCGCATATGCGCTGCTGTCGACCAAAAGCCTTGGAGCTGGCTGGAATGGCAACACAACAGTTGATGTTGTTGAACCCGCAAGCGGGACAACTTATTCTGTACAATTTGACCGGCCGGTTGCTGTCAACGTCTACGTCAAGGTGACTGCTCGATATAACGGAATTGACGCGGCAACGGTAGTCCCTGATGCTATTCATAAATACGCAGACGGAGAACTTGACAATGAAGATGGTTTCGTAATCGGAGCAGACGTTAACCCGTTTGAAATAGCGGGAGCCATCAATCAGGTAGAGCCCCGAATCTTTGTCACAAACGTGGAATTGTCGACAGATGGCGTTACGTTTGCACCCACCGCCGTTCCGATTTCTATCCAGCAGATTGCAACGCTGGCAACCATACAGGTTATACCGGTATAGGCTATGGCAACAGTAAAGGAGTTTGATTTCAGCGTGGACTTGCTCAAGGCGTTGCTCTGGCAGCATGATAACGCCGAAGCATTGATTACCATAATTCAGAATAAGCAGGACTGGTATAACACCAATCAGAAAGATTTTTGGAGCAATTGGTACAGTGACGTTTTCAACCTCGATACCGCCAACGACTTCGGCCTTGCCGTGTGGGCTCGAATACTGAACATTCCATTAGCATTTGAAGTTCCTGAGTCAAAAAGCAAGGATGCGTTTGGCTTTGGTGTCAATCACAAGAACTTTGGAAACGGTAACTTTGCACGCGGCGTGTCCGGCGAAATACCGTTGACCACAGCTCAAGCCAGACTTGTTCTAAAACTGCGCTACTTCCAGCTTGTAAGCAGGGGCTCTGTTACTGAAATAAACGAGTGGTTACAAGTTTTGTTCGGAGATCAAGGAAAGGTATTTGTTGTAGACAGCCTTGACATGACATACGCAACTTACTTTTTCAGCTTCGAGCCTGATTCACGGTTGCGGCAGATCCTTGAAAATTACGACATATTACCGCGCCCTGCCGGTGTAGGCGTGCGCTGGCAGGTGCAGGTCAAGCCGTCATTTGGTTTCGGCGTAAACCATTTAAACTTTGAAAATGGCAACTTTGGAGCATAGACATGACAAAGTTTTTTGAAACTCCGTTTGCACAGGCCGGAAACAAAACGGCTGTTCCTGACGCCTTACAGCCTGACGGTAGCATTAGCTACACGGAAGGTTGGAGTCCTGACTACGAACTTCCCAACACAGATCCAGACTACAAACCCATTGGAAGAGAACAGACGAACCAGATGTTTTTCGACATCACGGAAGCTATGGGGCTTGTACAGCGTCAGGGCATTCTGTTTTGGGACACCACGTTTGCGTATTCTCAGTACGCCCGAGTGATAGGTAGCAACGGACAAGTATACAAGGCCGTAATTGCCAACGCCGGAAACGATCCGACCACAGATCTTGGTACAAATTGGGTTCTTGATTCTCAGGTTGTTATAGCATCTCAGGCAGAAGCTGAGGCTGGCGTAAACAACACCAATGTAATGACCCCCCTGCGTACCGCTCAGGCCCGAGGAACTACGGGGCAGTGGGAAGAGCTTGTTGCAGGACAGGCATACATGCGCCCAGATGGGATCATTGAACAGTATGGAATGACAGGTATAATAAACGCGACATCATATGCGACTATCACTCTTCCTGTAACATTCCCCAATTCCTTCATTGCAGCATTTGGAAGTGTTGTTGGTGACAATGCCGCAGATGCTGCTGGTAACAACGGAGGATGCAGCGTGTATGTAGTAAGTAACTCACGGTTTACAATAGGTCATTATAATAATGGATCGAACAACAACGCAATGTACTGGATTGCGATAGGAAGGTAAAAAAATGAAGTATAGTCCTTCATCTGGTGGTTTTTATTCGCCATCGCTTGGAAACGCCCCAGTGGACGCTGTTGATATTAATGACGAACTGTATACAACTTTGATGGTAGCACAGTCACAAGGTAAGATTATTTCATGGGATGAACAGACACAGCTTCCAGCTGCTGTAGAACCTCCTGCTCCGACAGTTGAGCAGCTTGCAGAAGCCGTCAGAAATACAAGAGACTGCCGAATGCTGTGCGCCCTTGATCTGACAGGGAAATACACCACTCAGCAGGCGCTTATCTCGTCAGGCGGAACAGTTGCTAGCCCTATCACGGAACAGGAATACATTTCCGTGCTGCAATATATTGAAGACCTCCGCAATATTCCGCAGCAGCCTGGCTTCCCGTGGAACGGGCCGGACGATGTTGCATGTCCTTGGCCTACCAAGCCCGCATGTGTCTGTGACATGTCAATAACCGAGTAGATCATGTTTTGGCTGTTTGCAGCACTATTTTTTCTGATAGACATGGGGCTGGCTCCGTATGTTTCTAAAATGACATTGCGGGGCCAGCTTGCTACAGAACAGGCGATAGTGTTTCTGGTTGCTGTTTGCGGCCTGTGCTGTGCAAAGCAACCTTCACACAGGGCAGTGTCTGCCATGACTCTTATCGTCGCTTATACTGGATTTTCTGCGTTATACTTCCCAATATGGTTTAAGCTTGCGGCAGCCGCCTTGTGCTTGTCTGTTGTCCTATGGGTTGGCTCTCGTCCAGATTCTTTCCGTAGCGATCCGCAGACAGACGAAAACGTGATGCTCGCGTTTTATCAAGGGGAGCACGGCTCCCTGCTTATGTTGTTGTTTTCCGTTGTGGGCTTGCCAGTGCGATCGATGAGTATAGTGGTGGGCAATGAGTGGATAAAACTTTGCTCTGGAAGCCCCGTTGTCGAGTCTGTGCCAGCAGAAGGGCTTGATAAATCCAAGTACGTGCTGATTGACACCGGGGTAAAAATAGACGAATCAATAACAAATGCGGCAGCCGAAGTGGTTGGGGCCCCTGTACGAACAGAGGGGAGCTTGTGGCTACGCATTAGATGCATTGCGGCAGTTGTACCGTTCCTGAAAGTTCTTGGTCGCGAATACGTGCCCAAATGGCCTTGGG